GTTTTTAATTCCTCTCTAAGGCAATTAAAAGTTTTTTGGCTATACAATTCATTAAATTGTATATACAATTCACTCTAAAACAGCGTGGAACCAATATGGAGGGAGCTGAAAAAATGAAAAAGATTAAAGAAAAGGCAGAACTTACAGAATATGCTGAAAAAATCTTGAAAGATGCCGAAAGGCTGGGAATTTCTGATAATTACCTATTTCAGACCACCTTTAAGCGGTATCAGACACAGTTAAGAATCCTTGATGATTTAGAGAAGGCCATTGATGAATACGGGGCCACAGTAACAAAGGAATATGTAAAGGACCGGAAGAACTTAACAGCAAATCCGGCAATAACCGAATACAATAGAACATCAACCGCCGCTAATGGGACCGTAGCAACCCTAATCAATATAATTAAGTCTGCAAAACCTGTGGACAATAAGGCCGATAGTCTGGCTGAGTTCTTAGATGACTAATTATATATTAGCTTACTATCAGAAAATCAAAGACGGTTCCGAAACTGTGGGGAAATGGGTGGCGTTACTGTATGAGCTGATTATAGACAGAATCCAGGACGGCGCCTATATATTTGATAATCAGAAGGCCAACAGGGCTATTAAGTTTATAGAAACCTTCTGCAGGCATAATAAGGGGCGGTTAGCACCGGGGCCCTTAAAGTTGGACTTATGGGAAAAAGCTTTTATTTCCTGTCTATATGGAATAGTTGATGATAAGGGTAAACGTCAGTTTAAGGAGGTTGCCTTATTCGTTGGCCGTAAATGTGGAAAAACACTTCTTGCGGCGGCTATTATTGCCTATGAGGCGTATGTAGATGGTGAATTTGGGTCTGAGATTTACTGTATAGCCCCAAAACTTGACCAAAGCGAATTAGTATTTTCGGCGTTTGAGTTTACAAAGGATAAAAACCCCGACTTACTGAAAAGGACCCGTAAAAGGAAATATGATTATATTATAGATTCCACAAATACGGTGATTAAGAAAATAGCCTTTTCAGAAAAACGGGCAGACGGCTACAGCCCCATGTTGACGGTAGCGGATGAGATGAGTTCATGGCCAGCCGCAAGGGGACTAAAGCAATATGAGGTTATGACGTCAGGAACGGGCGCAAGGGTGGAGCCTATAACCCTTTCAATAAGTTCCGGGGGTTATGTGGAAGATGGCATATATGATGAACTATTCAAGCGTGGGACGCGGTTTCTTATGGGTGAAAGCGAAGAAAAAAAGCTTTTGCCCATTTTTTATACCATAGATGACGTTGACAAGTGGGATGATATCAACGAATTAAGAAAGAGCCTTCCGGGGCTGGGCGTGTCTGTTTCCGTGCAGTTCATACTTGATGAGATAGACATAGCGCGAAACTCATTAAGTAAGAAAACTGAGTTCTTAACAAAGTATTGCAACATAAAGCAGAACAGCTCACAGGCGTGGTTATCCACCCAGGATATAACCCTTTGTATGGGTGACGCCCTTAAACTTGAGGACTTTAGAAAATCTTACTGCGTGGGCGGCATAGATTTATCAATGACCACAGATTTGACTTCATGTTGTGTATTGATAGAAAAGGACCGGGAACTTTACGTTTTTTCAAAGTTCTTCTTACCTGCGGAGAAGATAGAAGAAGCCACGGAACGGGACCAGATACCATATAGGGCCTATATCGAAAGAGGGTTCCTGCAGATATCCGGTGAGCATTTTGTAGATTATAACGACTGTTTCATGTGGTTTAAGGAGCTTGTGGAAAAATATGACATACTCCCGCTGCAGGTAGGTTATGACCGATATAACAGCCAATACCTTATACAGGATATGGCGGCTTACGGATTCCACATGGACGACGTTTACCAGGGCACGAACTTAACGCCTGTGTTAAGAGAAATGGAAGGTCATATTAAAGAAGGTCATGTTCACATTGGGGACAATGACCTTTTGAAGATACATTTTCTTAATTCGGCCATAAAGCTTGACACGGACAACAACAAAATAAGGCTTGTAAAACTGTCACCGTCTGCCCATATAGACGGGATGGCGGCTTTATCAGATGCCTTCTGCGTCCGTCAAAAGTGGTTTAACGATATAGGACACCAACTAATGAACAAAAGGTAATAGTTATGGGCTTATTTGATTTTATTTTCAAAAAACCAAAAGAACAACAGGCGTCAAGCTTCTTCCAGACCTTGACAAGCTATACGCCCATGTTTTCATCATGGAACGGCCAAATATACGAAAGTGAACTTGTAAGGGCCGCCATAGACGCAAGGGCACGGCATATAAGCAAACTGAAAATACAGACCATTGGAACCGCTAAAAAGCCATTACAAAGGCGGATAACTGAGGAACCAAATGAATTTCAAAGTTGGGGGCAGTTCCTTTATAGACTTTCAACGGTCCTTGATATCCAATGCACCGCATTCATTGTGCCGATATATGGAGCTTTAGGAGAGTTAAACGGCATATTCCCCATCTTACCCAGCAACACAAGTTTAGTGCAGGATGAAAACGGGGCGCCATGGATTCGGTACAGGTTCATTACCGGAGAGATTGCGGCGCTTCCGCTAAACGAAGTGGGGATTTTAACAAAGTTTCAGTATAAGGATGACTTTTTCGGGACCCCTAACACAGCCTTAACCGATACTATGGCGCTTATTGATTTACAGAATCAGGGCGTATCTGAGGCCGTGAAAAATTCAAATACATTTAGGTTTATGGCTAAAGTCAATAACTTTTCTTTTGCGGAGGATTTGGCAAAGGAAAGACAGCGTTTCAGCCGTGAAAACTTTAGCAAGGAAGCAGAAGGCGGCGGCCTTTTGCTTTTCCCTAATGCCTATGATGATATCCGCCAAATAAACTATACCCCATACAGTATAGACCCGGAAGAAAGAAAGCTTATACAGACAAATGTCTTTAACTATTTCGGGGTTAATGAGGACGTATTGCAGAATAAACTTTTAGGGGATTCCTGGGGGGCTTTCTATGAGGGCGCTATAGAACCTTTTGCAATTCAGTTTTCAGACGTTCTATCAAGACAGCTATTTACAAAAACTGAGCGCATAAACGGAAGCAGGGTTATAGCAAGCGCTAACCGAATGCAATACATGAGCAATAAAGACAAGCTCAACATGATATCACAGTTTATGGACCGTGGAATTTTTACCATCAATGAATCAAGGGAAATATTGAACCTTGACCCCGTAGAAGGCGGGGACGTTAGAACGGTCCGGGGAGAGTATAAAAACGCTGACGAGGTAAACGAGAATGACGGAAATAATGCAGAGAATTGAAAAAGGCATTCAGTACAGGGAAATGCAGATGAGGGCCGCAGAGGTGGAAGATAGGATGGTAGTAGAAGGCTACGCAACCACTTTCAACAGCCCTTACGTCCTTTATGAGGATGATGAAATGCGGATATTGGAGCAGGTTGACGCCGGGGCCTTTGTTGGGGCTGATATGCGGGACGTTATCATGCAGTATGACCACCGGGGCCATGTATTCGCAAGGATAAGAAATAACACCCTTGACGTCCGGACGGATGAAAAGGGTTTATTTATTTCTGCCGATTTAGGAGGAACGGAGATAGGCCGCCAGCTTTATACAGAGATTAAAGGCGGCTACACCGACAAAATGAGTTTTGCTTTCACGGTGACGGATGAAAACGTTGACCGTAGGACAGAAGGAAACAAGCGCATTGTTACCCGTACCATTACGAAAATCGGCAAATTATATGATGTTTCGGCTGTGTCCGTTCCGGCAAATGACGGTACTTCAATAAGCGCGCGTGCCTTTTGTGATGGAATCATCAGAGAGGCGCTGGAGGAATCCCAGAAAAAGCACGCAGAAGAAAGGGCGCGGAAACTGATAACACTTAAGTTAAAACTTTTGGAGGTATAAACATGACGTTAGAAGAAATCAAGGCTCTTGATGCAGACGGTATCAAAGAGCGCAGGGCGGCCATAAGTGAGGAAATGACCGCAGAAAACGCAGACCTTGACGCTTTAACTAAGGAGGTTGACGCCCTGGAAGCAAGGGCTAACGAACTCAAGGAAGCCGCTGAAAAGCGTGCGGCACTTGCGGCGAAGGTCGTAGATAGTAACAACGTAGTAAAAGAAAATATAGTGGAGGAAAAGACCGTGGAAGAAAAGAGAACTTTTGCGCCTGATACAGTAGAGTACAGGGACGCATATTTAAAGAAGCTTATGGGCAAGGATTTAACCGTAGAGGAGAGGGGCGCACTTGTAAGCGCTGCGGACGTTATCCCTACAGAGATAGTGAACCAGATTTACGGAAGGTTTGAGGATAACCCGCTTTATGCTGAAATGAATATAATGCGGTTCCCCGGATATGTACAGGTTCCTTATGCTAAAACCGTTAATGATGCTTCATGGAAGGCCATGGGAACAGCTTCAACCGATTCAGAGGATGAAGTAGACAGCGTTTCTCTTTCTATGTATAAGCTGATTAAGACTGTTGAAATCACCGCTGATATCCAGGCGGCTTCAATCCCCGCTTTCCAGTCATGGCTTGTTGACACCCTGTCAAGGAAGATGATAGCCGCTATATGTGCCGCTACTCTTAACGGAACCGGAAGCGGACAGCCTACGGGTATTATTGGAGCGCTTACACCCGTTGCCGCTACTGTGACCTATGATAACATTCTGGCCGCTATGGCTGCAGTTCCCGGCGCA